GGTAAGCCGCGAAACAGCGAGCGTGATGAATTCTGTCACATCATTTATGACGCACCTAAGACCTATGAAGAGTATGTCCTGGAATCCGAGACTACCCATCAATCCATCATCGATAAATATGGCGCGCCAAAGAAAGCTAAACCGCCCGGCACTAAATACTCCGATTATGAATATAGGCGAATGTTCTTCAGGGAAAAGACTAAAGCATGAGCAAGCCTAAATTAACGCTAAAGCAAAAGAAGTTCGTAGAAGGCGTAGCAAAAGGCAAATCTGGAACTAAAGCAGCACTTGAAGCCTACGATACTAAAGACGAGAATACCGCCGCAGTAATAGCGAGTGAAAACTTAAGAAAACCTCAGATAGTTGAAAAGCTAGAACCAATACTCCAAAAACACGACATCACCCTTGATTCTGCCATAGCTCCAATCGGTAAAGGATTAAAAGCCGTCAAGTTTAATGAGTTCACTGGGGAAGTAACCGAAGACCTGGGAACTCAGCTAAAAGCATCAGACCGCGCCCTGAAGCTTCTAGGAGTCAATCAAGACGTACAGGGCAATACATTTAACTTCGTACAGGTAATTCAGGATCAGAAAGATAAATATGACATTTGATTTATCAAAATACCCGAATCCTTTAATGAATAAACCTCCAACGGTTGATACTGGCTTTAATGCTCAGGGATACGAAGATTTTATGGGCGATAACTTCAAAATCGTGAACAAAGAGCAGGAGCCGGTTATGTTTAAGGTTAATCCAGCTCAACACAGTTTGAACTGGCATCTGCAATTTTACTTAGACATATTAGTTCTGAAGGCTAGGAAAATGGGTTTCTCGTCAGATGCTTTAGGGATAGGCACAACTAAATTCTTGACTGGCCGGAACGAAAAGTGCGTATCAATGTCCTTTGAGCAAGGCGCATCAGAGAAGCAGCTTGCTAGAGCTAAGTATTACATCAAATCCTATGAACAGATTAATAAAGTAAAAGTTAATCTAAAGTATAACTCTAAAAATACAATGGCCCTAGAGGGCAAAGTAAATAATGCCGACGGTGGTTATGACTATTACCAGAACATATTACAGGTTGGGACATTCGGAAACACATCGTTCGGTCGTGGCGATGACATAACATTCCTACACTTGACTGAGGTTTCGCTTGCAGATCTCCTACAGCTTATGGCTGGCGTAGGCGAAGCTTGTCTGCCTAAAGCCCATAAGATACTTGAGACCACCGCAAACGGATTCAATAGCTATAAATCAACCTGGGATGAAGCCGTCCTAGGGAGCAATAACTTCGCCGCGTTATTCTACTCACCACTATGGGAATACTCGCAGGAGTATATAGCAAAAAAGCGGAATGACTTAGGCCGCCTTGGCCCGCAGGAGTATCCCATGACACCAGAAGAAGCCTTTATCACCTCTGGCGATACCTACTTCGACCAAGATGCTATGCGCTATTACCTTGAATCAGTTAAAGATGTTAAGGAGCTAGCCCATGTCTAACGAGGTCTTAAAACTCCCCTACGCCATCGACTTCGACAATACAATCGCCGAGGAAATCTGGCCGGAGCCGGGAATCGGACAACCCATCCATGAGAACATCGACAAGTTAGAAGAAGTCCACGAGGCCGGACATGACATTATCATCCATTCCGCCCGGCCGTGGAGTGATTTTAAGCAATTAGAACGCTGGTTACAGGAACACGGCATACCGTATAACGGCATCATCTTGGGAAAATATCTTGCGATTCACTACGTCGATGATCGCGCCATAAACGCTGAGGAAGAAACATGGCTGAAATGACCCCCGAACACCTAGCCCATATGCTGCGAATCAAAGACAAGTTCATCAAAGACCTGGATATTAAATATCCCAAGGGAGTCGAAGAACATGGCGGCAAGTTATGGGAAATGCCCATCCGCCAATTAGCTAAGGAGATATCAGCCGAAGCACTAGACCAATATACCTACATCTTCTGTCTGACCGAAGCCATCGAGTTATTAATAGCTGAGATTGAATTTCTAAGGGCTGAGTTAAAGAGGCAAGATGGTAGATGAAGAACCGGTAATCATCGCTTGGCGCTGCCCGGCTTGCCTGTTGTTATTCGATGAACACGGAGCCTGCGATTTCTGCGGGGCGTGGCTTAAACCTCTGGTAGAGCAGATTCCGGAATGAGTTTTAGAAGATACCGTCAACCTGAGATAGGTGAATTTTTCTGCGTCTTCGCTGATACCGCGGCCGGAGGGCTTGATTACTGCGCTGCTCAATTCTTATCAAAGACCAAACTAGATGTTCCTATTGTTTACCACTCTAAGACTATCGCTACCGAGATGACACCACTCATACATCATGAACTAGAACGTATTTATGACCAGACGCACGTCAAACCAGTAATAGCATTTGAAAGAAATAACGGAGGAGTTTATGAGCTGGAACGTCTGGCGACGCTTAACCGATTGGGTAAATACTCGATTTACCAGGAGAAGAATAACATCGGCAGTACGAGTACGACTCAAAGCACCTCTAAGCTCGGCTGGACAACTTCAACGGCTACGCGTCCTGCGATGCTCTCGATGCTTAAAGAGGCTATTGATAGCCGAATACTTACACTCTACGACCGTCCAACCATCAACGAGATGTTTAGCTTCATTGTGGCTCAAACCTCATCGTCTTGGAAAGCCCAAGCCGAATCAGGAGCCCACGACGACTTGATTATGTCGCTGGCTGGAGCTTGGCAACTTTATCAGACCGAATCACCCGAACAAACCCAAAACTGGCAGCTTTATGCTAAAGACCCGGTTATGGAAAGGATATGGAATGAGATATGAACGATAAAACTCGCATATTGGAGATGGTAGCCGCCCAATTAGATGGTCTGTCCGACTTCGGACAGCTTCAACTCCATATCAAGAAACACGTCGGGGCTTATTCCAATACCGACGTGGTCAAAGTCCAGAGCATCAAGTACTCAGACATAGAACCCAACGTCTCGGCCGCCTCGGACATCCTAAAGCTCTTCAAAGGCACCTGTGAGGTCGCCAGACAGACTAACCGGCCGACTTCGCTTGGATTCACTATCACCATCGATAAGAATGGAAATGCGGAACAGATGCAGGTTCAGGACTTCAAAAAACTCTAAAATAAGCGTAGTGTATAATATAAGTAATGACCCGGATCGCTGGGGGAGTTTTAGGGGCTGTTTGTCTCGCGCGGGATAGACGGCTGAAGAGACTCTCTCTCGGAAGCCGCTGAAGCCGCAAGGTGGAGGCGGCTTTCGTCATTATGTTATAATAAAGACAAGAACGACGAGGCCAACCGAGTCGATAAATCCTACCCAGGAGTATCGACGTTGGCTCGCAAGCCCAAACAATCCAGTTATAGCGAAGACAGCAGTTATGATACTGCGGCCGCCAATATCGACGGCTCTATTGACGAACTCATAAGCCAGAAACAAGCCGCCTGGGACGCCCTTAGGCCGATTCAATCCAACTGGTCTGACCGGGAACGCCTGCTGATTAACCGGGCGGCTGATTCATATTCCCAGAAATCCACCCGCAGCCATGTCACAGACGGGCATTTATCGACCTTGGCCTTCGAGAGACAGGCCCGTGTCGCCGCCCAACTGCCGACCGGCACGATTTATTCGCTGTCAGCCGATGATGATAAATCAGCTACCTTGATGAATCTGGTACTGAACAAGTACATCCTGCCCAACGCTAACTCACAGATGGACTCGCTGACTAAACTGCGGATGAGCGGTGTTTACTCGTCAGTATACGGTGCTTGCCCGATCCTTTATGACTATCGCATAGACGATGAATATATCGGCCCGGACTTCTGGCTGATTGCACCGCGAAACTTCTATCCTCAGCCCGGCAAGAACTCCATAAGGGATTGTGACTGGGTGATGATTAGCACCATCGTCTCTATCTCATATCTAGAGGGCATCGCTAAGAAATCTAAAACCTCCTGGAATACCAAGAATGTCCAGGAGCTGATTGACGCCGCCAAAAAAGGTTCTGTCCCGTCAAGGGATATAGATTCCTCACGCAAATCAGCCATCGAGAATATTAGAACTTTCGGCAGGCCTTACGGCGATAAAGGCTCGGCCGCCAGGGTAGAGATAGTTACCAAGTATGAAAAAGGAACCAGCGGCAAGTGGATAACATTTGCTCCGGATTATAAGGACTGCGGGATTCTACGGTCGATTGCCAATCCGCATAAGAATGGCCGCATCCCAGTGGTTATGCGCCAGTGCTTCCCATTAATCGATTCAATCTGGGGATTGGGAGACTTCGAGCGGGGTATCACCCTGCAAAAAGCTAAAGACTCGCTAATCAACCTCTACTTGGACGGTGTTAAATTATCAATCTTCAAACCGCTGAAAATCGACCCGTCTAACGTCACCATGAGTTCTATCAAGATGGAAGCCGGTGCTCGCTGGCTGATGAAAGACCCTCAGGGCGTGATGCCTTATGACTCCGGCGGCGGCGACGCCCTTAATAACTTCCAGGGGACTTTCGGTTTCTTGTCGACCTCGCTAGCCAACCAATTCGGCTCGACCGACACAACGACACCACAACGGATAGCCTCTAATCCGGCCTTCGGTAAGACACCCCAGGCAATCGAGCAGCAGCAGGACCGGGAGAGTGCCAGGGACAACTGGGATAGATTCCAGCTAGAAAAGACCATCGAAGACCTATTGGAAGGCATGATTAATCTCTTAGCCGAGAACCAGGAGAAACCCATCAACTTCCATGTGTTTGATTCGGATGTCGAGCAGATAACCCAA